AACAGGAGCAAAATGGCAAAGTATCACGTCGATAGAGATACTGAGTACATGTACAGAATGTGGGGAACCACTAGTTTGATAACAGATTATTGGTGTAAACCACGTAAAACCAATGATGACCCCGAAGAATTAACTGAGGAAGAAAGAAAACAATAATTTTCTGATATAAGGTATAAATAAATCTATAGAAAATACACGCTCAATGCCTACTAAGAGGGTTTCTCGCGCTTTTAAGGATATTAGTTTCTCATTTGATCCACATCCAGTGACGAAGGACCTTCCTGTACTCATTAATGAGCGTGCTATCATCAGATCTATTCGTAATTTAGTTGAAACTATCCCAACTGAAAGGTTTTTTAACCCAACGTTGGGTTCCGATGTACGTAAAAGTCTCTTTAATTTTGTTGATGTTGCTACTGCTAGTGTAATTCGCTCTCAGATCTTGAATACAATTGAATTTTATGAACCAAGAGTCGATAATTTACGTGTTCAAGTAGATCCAAGACCTGATGATAATAGTTTTAATGTCATAGTCTTCTTTCACATTGTGGGACAAGACCTTCCAGAAACACAGTTTTCATTCATATTAGAATCGACAAGGTAAAATATGCCTTTTACACAGTTTACCAATCTTGATTTCGATCAAATCAAGACCCAAATCAAAGATTATCTTCGTGCAAACTCAAATTTCACGGATTTTGACTTTGAAGGGTCTAATTTTTCTGTCTTGATTGACACTTTAGCATACAATACGTATATTAATGCGTTTAATGCCAACCTTGTCGTAAATGAATCCTTCCTAGATGCGGCAACAGTACGTGAAAATGTTGTTTCTCTTGCTAGAAACATTGGATATGTACCACGCTCTAAAACCGCTGCTACGGCGAACATAACGTTCTCTGTCCCCACCACTACTACCAGTGGTTTTATCACCCTTACAGCGGGTCTGGTGTGTGTTGGAGCGTTTGATAATACATCTTATCGTTTCTCAATTCCAGAAGATTTAACAGCTCAAGTTGTTAATGGTCAAGCACAATTTGGTACTGCCGATAAACCAGTTAAAATCTATCAAGGTTCGTCACTTTCAAGGCAGTTCTTAGTCAATACATCAACTGATCAAAGATTTATTATTGATAACCCTAATGTTGATTCTTCAACAATTAGAGTGTATGTAAAGGGTATCAACGATAGTGGACTTGGAAGAGAATATCGTAGAGCAGATAATATATTAGAAGTAGACAAAAATTCCGAAATCTATCTCATTCAAGAGATTCAGGATGAAAAATATGAACTCTTGTTCGGTGATGGTTACTTTGGAAGACCTTTAGAGAACAATGCCATCATTACCGTAAGATATATTATTACTGAAGGTAAAGCAGGTAATGGTGCATCAGAGTTTGACTTTCAAGGTAACTTTGTAGATGAAGCAAATAAGAGGGTAATTCCTTCTGATACAATTAGCGTAACCACCACTCAGAGGGCGATGAATGGTGGTGATATTGAGAATGTAGCGTCTATCAAGTATTTCGCCCCTAGACTCTATGCAGCGCAATCTAGGGCGGTTACATCAAGGGATTATGAGGCAATCATTCAATCAATTTACCCAAACACCGAATCTGTAGCAGTTGTTGGTGGTGAAGAATTAAGTCCACCAAAATTTGGTACAGTTCAAATCAGTATCAAACCAAAAAATGGTACATATATCTCAGACTTTGATAAACAAAACATTTTAAGTAAACTGAAGCAATATGCTATTGCAGGTATCAATCAAAATATAATTGACCTTAAAGTTCTTTATGTTGAGATTGATTCTTCAATTTACTTTAATAGCAATCAAATTTCTGATGTTGATGAATTGAGAACCAATGTAATAGATACGTTATCAATTTATTCACAAGATGTTGATATTAATAAGTTTGGTGGAAGATTTAAGTATAGTAAGATGCTTCAACTTATTGATAGAGTTAATTCTTCAATTACCTCTAATATAACAAAGGTAAAAATTAGAAGAGATTTGAGAGCACTTATTAATCAATTTGCACAGTATGAGCTGTGTTTTGGTAATAAGTTTCATGTAAATCCTGCAGGTTTAAATATTAAGAGTACTGGTTTTAAAATATCTGGAGACCCTTCAACAGTATTTCTTACTGATACTCCAAATGACATGAAAACTGGTGTTCTTTCTATTGTAAAACAAACAAGTACTGGAGAAAGAATAGTTGTTAGTAAGGATGCTGGAGTTGTTGATTATGAAAAGGGAGAAATTATTTTAAACACGGTTAACATCGTGGAAACTTCCCTGTCAGACAATATTATTGAGATTCAAGCATTCCCAGAATCGAATGATGTTGTTGGATTGAAAGATTTGTATCTTAGTTTTGATGTTCCCAATAGTAGAATAAATATGATTAAAGATGTTATTGCATCTGGTGAAGATATTTCTGGCGTTTCTTTCACAAGAGATTACTATACTTCAAGTTACTCAAACGGAGCATTAGAGAGGAGATAAAATATGTCCCATTTTGAAAAAAAGTTGCAAATCAATAAGATTATTGAGAGTCAACTTCCAGAATTTTTACTTGCTGATTTTCCTAAAGCGGTAGATTTTTTCAAGCAATATTATATTTCACAAGAAAGTCAAGGTTCTCCTGATGATTTAATTAATAATCTTGACAGATATTTAAAACTAGATAATTTAATTCCTGAAGTTCTTATTGGAAAGACTACTCTTTCTAATGATATTTCCTCTTCAGATACCACAATCACTGTATCTTCAACAAAAGGATATCCAGTAGAGTATGGTCTTTTAAAGATTGGCAATGAAATTATTACATATACATCAAAAACTGATACTGAGTTCTTAGGATGTATTAGAGGATTCTCAGGTATTGATGGGTATAAAAACAATATTGAAAGAGATTTTTCAAATGTAAATAAGCAAACTGTTACTTTTTCTGATACTGAAGCAGAATCTCATACCCAAGGGGATAGTGTATCTAATTTAAGTTCATTATTTTTACAAGAGTTTTATCGTAAAATTAAAACTGCATTTGCTCCAGGATTTGAAAATCAGAAATTTGTCTCTGATTTAGATGTAGCAAATTTTATCAGAGAAATTAAAGATTTTTATCAAGGCAAAGGTATCGCAGAGTCTATAAGAATTCTTTTTAAAGTTCTTTATGGCGTTGAAGCCGATGTTCTGGATCTTGAAACAAGACTAATCAAATCATCTGGTGCAGAATATATTAGAAGAGAGGTTGTTGTTGCTGAAATTATTTCTGGTGACCCGTTTGAACTTGAAGGTCAAGCAATCTATAGATCTCTTGACGATTCTACAATTCCTATTGCTACAGCATCTGTATCTAATGTAGAAGTTTTCACTAGAGACTCAAAAACATATTATAAACTCGAACTTTTTGTTGGATTTGATGACAACTCAAGTTTTGAGAATGCATTTATTATACCCGGATTCTCCAGAGCAATAGAATCTGCTGCAATAGGTGCAGATGTGATTACTGTAGACTCTACGATTGGTTTTAATGACTCTGGAACTATTATTTCTGGAAATAATACTATTAAGTTTACTTCAAAGAGTGTAAACCAATTCTTTGGATGTAGTGGCATTACTGAGGCAATTAATGCGACTGATGAAGTTAGATCTGAAGTATTTGTTTATGGATTTGGTAATGGAGATACGGAAAGAAGAGTAAATATTCGTCTGACTGGAGTTTTAAATAATTTTGTAGAGATTGATAATGTTTCGCTTTTAGAAGAAGGTGAAGAAATTAGAGTATTATCTTCTGGCGAGAGTATTGATAATCCAGACAATAATTCAACGTATAAAGAAATTTTTGCCAATTCTTGGATTTACAATACAAGCGCAAGATATGATATTGAGTCTATCGTTGGTTCTACATTCACATTATCTTCTAAAATTGATAAGTCAAGTTTGAAAGTTGGAGATACTGTTGATATATTAGTTGGTAGCTCTGAAACAGTATCTGCAAGTAATGCCAAAATTTCATCAATTAATACTACACTTAATCAGGTAGTAATTAATAATCTAGGTTCATTTACTCCAAGTCCTACTCTTGAGTATAGTATCAGAAGAAAAATTGAAAAGGTTACAAGTGCTAATGTCGATTTAATCTTAGGAAATAATAAGTATTTTGCCAATGTTCAAAATGTATATTGTAATGATAATTCGACGTTTGGATATGTTACATCACTTTCTTTACCTGAATATGAAATTGAAGAGTCTTTAATCGAGTCACAACTTTCAGACGGCAAAGAAACAAATTTTGATGGATATGACCCGGTCAATAAAACATATTCAGTATTAAAATTTTCATCTGTAATACCATTCATTGATGGTGACAGAGTTAGATATACCTCAGACAAACCTCTCAAGGGTCTTCAGTCTGGAGAAGTGTATGTAGTTGATTATGTTGCACCAAATAAATTTAGACTTTATATTTCTAGTTCTCTATTAGCATCCGGTGCGGATTATCTTGAATTTAATGCTAATGATGATACCTCTGCAACACATACATTTACATTATTATCTCAAAAATCTAGAAAAATTGCACCAACACCAATATTAAGAAAATATCCTCTTAATAGAGCAATTACAAATTCAGAAAATTCTGATAGAGGAACTTTACATATTGGACAGTTGATAGATGGTGTTCAAATTTTAAGTCCTAAGAGTGATGATAAAATTTATTATGGACCATTAACAGATTTTGAAGTCTTTAATGGTGGTATGGATTATGATGTGATCAATCCACCACATCTGACAATTACTGCTGGTGCAGGTTCATCTGCTCTTGTAGAACCAGTTATTTCTGGTTCTGTTTCCGAAGTTCTAATTGACCCACAGAACTTTGATGTTGATGGAATTTCTGCAATAACTTTACAAGGTGCTAATGGTAGTGGATGTATTCTAGAACCTGTAATGGGAGATAGATTTAGAACATTGGAGTTTGATAGTAGAGCACTTTCATTAGGTGGTGGTGTTGATAGCAGTGCTGAAACATTAACTTTCCTGGAACCACATAATCTAACACAATTCCAAAAAATAACTTATAATGCAAACGGAAATACTGAAATTGGTATTGGAGATTTCCAAGATCCTTCAAATAGTCTCGATAATAGACTTGTATCTGGAGATGAGTATTTTGTTAGAATAGTAAACACATCATCTATCAAACTTTTTAATAATTTTTCAGATGCCTCTGCAGGTGTTAACACGATTGGGTTTACTACCGCAACTGCAGAAAGTGGTATACATCAGTTCAGAACTATTCCAAAACCAACTTTAAAAAAAGTAAAAGTTATAGAATCAGGTTCCGGATATCAATATAGAAAGTTAAGAATAAAATCTTCAGGAATATCTACTCAATATAATAGATTAACTTTTAAAAATCATGGATTTAATAATGGTGATGTTGTTGAATACTCTACAGAAGAAACAGTAGAGGGTAATCAATTAATTAGTGGACTTTCAACAAGCGTTCAATATTCAATTCAAAAACTTGATGATGATAATTTCAGATTAATTAATGTTGGTGTTGGTGCAACACTTACTAATGATTTAACAAGATCCAAGTATGTAGAGATATCTGGTATTGGTTCTGGATATCATGTATTCCAATATCCACCAATCACAGTAACTGCAACAGTTTCTTTTGGTTCAACATTAACTGGCACTCTCAATTTTACACCAATTGTCACTGGACCAATTGTAGATGCTTATCTGTATGAGTCTGGTGCTGGATATGGTTCAACTGTATTGAATTTACGTAAACAACCTCTTGTTAGTGTAAAAAATGGAAGAATTGCACAACTGAATCCAATTATATCAAATGGTAGAGTCATTGAGGTTCAAATACTTTCTTCAGGAACAGAATATTTCTCTACTCCAGAATTAATTATTGAGGACGAAGATAATGTTGGTTCTGGTGCAATCTTAAGACCAGTAATTGTTGATGGAAAAATTGATGATGTAATTGTTATTAATGAAGGTATTGGTTATGATCCAAATACTACAACTATTAGAGTAAAACCAAGAGGTTCTGGTGCAATCTTTAACACACAGATTAGAAGTCTTTGTGTAAATGATGCTGAAAGATATGCCGATAGTTCTATCAATCATAATCAGAAAATATTTGGAAGATTGAAAGAAAATGATACAGAAGATGGATTAGAATATTCTGTTTATGGATATTCTGAAGACTTAGCAGATGTATTTGATGACGATTTAAACGCAAATCATTCAAAAATTATCGGTTGGGCATTTGACGGAAATCCGATTTATGGACCATATGGATATACGGATGCTGATGATATTCAGTCTGGTGTATCTTTAATTACTCCTGGATATGTTGCGGATGCATCTTCTGTTTTTGATAGACCACCCACATCTACATTTGAAGAAGGATTTTTTATTGAAGATTATAAGTTTGATGACAATGGAGATTTGGATGTTCATAATGGAAGATTCTGTAAAACTCCAGAGTTTCCAAATGGAACTTATGCATATTTTGCAGGGGTAACAACAAGTACCGTTGTGAATGAACTTGTTCCATTATATCCATATTTTGTTGGAAATACTTTTAAATCTAAACTTGACAAAGATAATTTTTACCTGGACCAGTCATTTGATTTCAACAACTCAAATTTAGTTAGGAATGTATTCCCATATAAAGTTGCTGAAAGGGGTGCAGATTATGATTTCCTTGACGAGGGTTATGAAACTTTCCCACAGAGAACTTTTGTCACTGCTGTTTCTAGAGGTTCTGTAGAAAAAATTAACATCCTTTCTGGTGGTAAAGGTTATAAAGTAGGAGATAAAGTCAATTTTGATGAAACTGGAACTGGTGGATCTGGATTGTCAGTTGAAGTATCTGAACTTGTCGGTAAAGATATTACAACAATTGACACAGACTTAGATCAATATGCAAGTTCAGTTTTTGTTAGAGATAGTCAGTTCCAAGTATCAGCATATTTTGAGAATGGGTTTGATGTTAATAATAATGAAAATATTCTCATTAGTGGTTTAACAACATCTATTTCAAATCTGAAAGGAAATCATAGAGCAGGAATTTCTTCAGATACTATCGGTCTTGCAGCAACAATGACTTCTCATACCACAAATGGTGGTATAACTGAAGATATTTTTGTTGATCAATTGGCAAATGTTTCTATTGGAAGCTCTATTGCAATTCATTCTGATGATGGTATTACTGCAACAGATGAAACTGTAAGAGTTTTAAACAATTATGGTAATGGTGTTATTAAAGTTAAAAGATTTGGAAACACTGGTATCGCTCATACTCTCGGTAGTGAACTCAATTTAATTCCAGATAGAATCAAAATTCAAGCAAAAACTCCATCC